CAACTACCAGTTTACAAATTAGTATGTACTAGATGGGAGTATAGTTCAGAAGAATTAAATACAGGTGTAGGTACAATTGATAGTGCTGAAGATCAATATAGTTTAGATATGTTGGCTCATCAATTTACTTTAGAGAATGAAGTTGGCTCTTTATTATTAGAAAATGATAGCGCAAGTGGTGATGCTAATTATGTATTACTTGAAACATATGATTTACAAACTCAATCATCATATGCTCAAAATAATGATTTAGATGCACAAGCTGGTTTTGATACATCTTCAACACAAGATGATATTTTAGATTTTACAGAACGTAATCCATTTGGAGAGGTTGACTTTTAATGTTTGGAACATATTTTTACAATGAGAGTATGAGAAGAATGACCATAGGATTTGGTCAGATATTCAATAATATACAAATCAAAAGAAAAGATAGTAATGGTAATATTACTCAATCTATTAAAGTACCATTTGCTTACGCACCAAAAGAAAAGTTTTTGGCTAGACTAGATGCACAACCTAATTTAAATGAAAGAGAATTTGCTATTACTTTGCCTCGTATGAGTTTTGAGATTACTGGTATTGCTTATGATGCTAGTAGAAAACTAACAAGAGTACAAAAATTTAAACACGTTAAAGCTGGTAATGAGGGTAAAATATTAAACTATAATTATGTACCTGTACCTTATAATATATCTTATAATCTATATTCATTTACAGCAAGCGCAGAGGCTGGACTACAAATTATAGAACAAATATTACCGTTTTTTCAACCTGACTATACTGTGACTGTAAATGCAATACCTGAATTAGATATAAAGAGAGATATACCTATTGTATTAAATAGTGTAAATTATGAAGACACTTATAGTGGTGATTTCTCACAAAGAAGAGCTGTTATATACACGTTAGGATTTACTGCGAAAACTTACTTATTTGGCCCTGCGTCAACTCAAAAAGTTATTAAAGAAACACAATCAGATATATATACAGATACAGACACTACTAATAAAGCGAGAGAAGAAAGAATTATCGTAGTCCCTAATCCTACATCAGCTGATGCAGATGATGATTTTGGGTTTACAACAACAATTACTAACTATACTGACGGTAAAAAATACAGTACAACTACTGATTCAGATGAATAAATAGTATAAATAATAAGAGAGAAGTATTATGGCAATCAACAAGATAGTAAAAAATTCATTAGGGGCAGATTCAATTGACGCTACAAAGGTAGCTGATGATGCGATTAGTGAAGAACATTTAGATATAACAACAATCACAGGTAATACTTTATTAAATGAGCCTAGAGCAGATACTGACCAAATATTAATATATGATACAAGTGCTAATGTTTTTAAAAAAGTAAATGCTTCTAATGTAGGTGCTATTATTCCTTCAATTACATCTATTTCACCTACAACAGTACAAAATGGAGACGGCACAGGTAATCATACTTTTACTATTACAGGAACAAATTATCTTACAGGAATTGCTGCTAAATTAAGGAATACTTCTGGCGCTGATGTTGCCTTTTCAAGTCTTACAAGAAATTCAAGCACACAATTAACTGGTGTGTTAGCTAAATCAACTTTACCAGACAGTGGCGAGCCATATGATATTGTAGTCACTCAAAACGGAATAGACATTATAAAAGCAGATCAAATAAGTGTAAATGCTTCTCCAGCTTTCATAACAGCAGCTGGTTCTTTAGGAACAATTTTAGATGGAGCCAGAACAGGTGTTAGTAAAACAGTTGTAGCTCAAGACCCAGAGTCAGCAGCAAACGTCACTTTTGAAATACAATCAGGTGCTTTACCAGCAGGTTTAGCTTTAACTAATAGTGGATCAGATGGTGGTACAGCAATTATTTCTGGTAATGCAACTGCAGTTGGTAGTGATACTACTTCAACATTTGTATTAAGAGCAGTAGATAATGCTTCTAATACTACAAGCAGAACATTCTCTATTACAATTTCAGCACCTAAATTTCAAACATTTACATCATCAGGTACTTTTTCAGTGCCATCAGGCGTATCAGCTGTTGATGTATTAGTAGTTGGTGGTGGTGGAATTGGTAAACACTTTGGTGGTGGAGGTGGAGCTGGTGGATTAATATATATGCCAGCACATCCTGTGACACCTGGTGGAACAATTTCAGTCACAGTTGGTGATGGTGGAACACCAGAAACAGCATGGCCTTCAGCTGGACCTAACAACCCAGCTGCTAATGGACAAGATTCAGTATTCGGAACATTAACTGCTAAAGGTGGTGGTTCTGGAGGAGGATATCCAGGAAGAGCAGCAGGTCAAGGTGGCTCAGGTGGTGGTGCCTCAGTAGATCACCCAGGTGGACAAGGTGGGGCAACTCAACCTACTCAACCTGATGATTCAGGCGCATATGGATTTGGTAATCCTGGTGGTAATTCACCTGGACCAAACTCATCTAACGGTGGTGGTGGTGGTGGCGCAGGTGCTGCTGGTGGTAATGGTGCTTATCCTTATGCTAATGACCCAACAGGTGTTGGTGGTATAGGTAGAGCTTATACAATAGCAGATGGTACATCACCTGTTTATTACGCTGGTGGTGGAGGTGGTACTCATATGGGTAATCAACCTGCTGGACCAACTAGAGGATTAGGTGGAAATGGTGGTGGTGGAAATGCTGGTAGTGAAGCACCAGGTTCTGGCGCACCATTAAATGGTCAATCTGGAACAGCCAATAGAGGTGGTGGTGGTGGAGCACCAGGTCAACAAGGTCCTGGCGCATCAAGTAATGCTTCGTCTGCTGGTGGTAAAGGTGTTGTTATAGTTCGTTGGTCATAAAATAACTTTTTAATTATATTATACATAGCTGGTGAAGGAAATTATATCAATAACTCGTAGTCATAATTCGTCTCTTTGTTTATTACAAAATGGCGAGATCACATTTCACATAGAAAACGAAAGATTATCTAAAATCAAATATGATGATTATTGTTTTAACGCAATAACTCATTTACCAAAATACGTTTCAAAAGTAGATACAATTGCTCTAGCTGGTATGGCGCCAGCTTGGAAAATTGATCCTAAAAGAAATTCACACGTCATATATTGCGATCAAATATTTCGTTTAAATAAATCATTTAACGTAGAAACACAGATATATGATTCTTGGCAAACTCATCATTTACAACACGCATTTTGTTCTTTCTACAATTCAGGTTTTAAAAAATCTTTATGTATAGTTTTAGACGGATCAGGATCTGAAATTACTATTGATGATGACGGAAAAGATTTTTGGTATGGTAGAGAAGACTTATCAACTTATGTATTAGAATATCCTCAAAAATATGAATTGATAAAAAAAAGAATAAGTTATCCAGATTCACTAAAAGAAAGAAACTGGGACCATAGATTAGATGTCACAAATTCTGTTAGTGAAGCAAAAGCCTATGAATTATTATCAAAACATTTTGGTTGGGATTGGTTAGATGCTGGTAAAGTTATGGGTATGGCAACATACGGAAAAGAAGATGATAATATACCACCCATATATGTAAATGGAAATATAAATCAAAAGTTATTTAAAATTCAAAATGTTAATATAAAAGATGTTTATATAAACTTAAAAGATTATCCTTACCTAGATACAAAAGATTTTCAAGTACAAGCTAATTTCGCTTACAAATTACAAAAAGAAACACAAGAATATGTTTGTGAATATATTAAAAAGATGGTAGAAAAAACAGGTATCAAAGATGTATGTTTATCTGGTGGTTATTTTTTAAATTGTGTTGCTAATGATTATATTAGAAAGTCAATACCAGATATTAATTTATACATAGAGCCTTTGTCTAGTGATACAGGTGTTTCTATGGGATTAGCTAAAATGTTATGGCACGATAAAAATAATGATAGTACAATAAGAAAACAAAAAAATATCTATTATGGTTTTCATTATAATTACACTTTAGAAGATATTAAGAATGAAAAGTGGATTGAATGTAATGAAGAAGATGTTGCGAAAGAATTAAACAATCAAAAAATAGTAGCGTTATATCAAGGAAGATCAGAGGCTGGACCTAGAGCATTAGGTAATAGAAGTATATTATTTGACCCTCGTAATAAAGACGGAAAAGATATTGTAAACAAAGTAAAGAAAAGAGAATGGTTTAGACCTTTCGCTGGTACAGTATTAAAAGAACACGCTAACAAATATTTTGATATTGAAGACTCACCTTTTATGATGTATGCTTGTGATGTTAAAACAAAAGACTTACCAGCTATCACACATATAGATGGCACTTGTAGAGTACAAACTTTAGAGTATGAACAAAACAAAACTTTTTACAATTTAATAAGTGAGTTTAATAAGATAACTAATTGTCCTGTATTGTTTAATACCTCTTTTAACATAGACGGAGAGCCGATTGTAGAGACTTTAAGCGATGCCATAAATACTTTTAAGAGATCAAGTATAGATATTTTATACTTGCCTGATTTGAAAGTGATGATTAGAAAATGATACAAGATTTATTTAAAACTCCAATTTTTATTTCTAGCTGTAATGTAAATAGAAATGCGTTATTAGAATATGTGGAAACGTATGTAAAAAATAATCCTACAGGTAGACAAGCTTCTAATATTGGTGGTTATCAAAGTTTAAAATTAGACTATACTCAAAGACCAATTAAAACATTAGT